GTTTTATATGGAAATATGAAAACGAATAAAGGTTCCACGTGGAACCTTTTTTTATTCATTAAAATGTTTAATAATCATATATATGTCAAATGCTAGTGCTAGATGCACCCACACTAATACTGCATATATGTAGTACTCAAATATCTTTGATTTAAGACTACTTTCCTTCCCACTTGGAGTAACATATAGCCGATGCCTGTTCTTGTCCATATTCGTCAATTATTGCAGAAATACAACGAGAAATATACTTGTCTTGTTCTTCACCAGATTCAGGTGATGGAATTACAAAGTCTTCTTTGGCTGCTTTAACCGGCACACAATTAGGTGAACCATCGTCTTTTAGACCTATTGGTTCGTAACCATCCCAACACGGATTAGGTGAAATTTCCATTTCTTCTTTTGAACCATACATTGCTTTGATTGCTCCACAAACTTTTTTTGCAGTTTCCTCATCACCATATCTTTCAACCTGGTCAGCAACGCACTGGTCCCAAGGATAAGATGCCAAGTCTACCGGTTCAATTGGTTTTGGAACTTTAATCTCAAAATTGTTTAATTTTAATTTTATAATTTGTTCTAGTTTCATTTTATTTAAGTGTTAATAGATATTTGGTTTCATATAGTAATTGTGCAATTTCATCTATTTGGTTTTGAATCCAAGACTCTTGCGGCAAAGATTTACGACCTTCTTCAACAAATTTGCAAAGGGCCATAAAATATTCGTGAGAAGCACCTTCTTTCCAATCAAGTAAAGGGCTAGTAGTATAAGAAGTGATAATTCCATATCTTCCTTGAACCGACTCAACGAAACCATCAACGAGTGGAACAATTTCTTCATAATAATTGTTTAGAGCTTTATGTTCACTAAAAGAACCAACACCTTGAACCTGATGGTGGAAAACGTGTGCTTGTGTTCTTGATTGCCACAATGCAGATACAAATTGATTTAATTCCATATTATTTTAATTTTCTTACTTTTGCTAGTGATAATTCTTCATCTAAAAGAAATACAGATTGATAATTGTGATGAATCCAAAATCCCAATTCATCTTGGGTTATATTACATTTTTTGTCCCAACCACCATCATATATTCTTTGAAAGTAATCAGATTTGGCACCAAGATTTAATTCATCTTCAGTAGGTCGTGGTAACATTATTTCTATATTCATATCTATTTCTTGTTAAAGTTAGCAACAGCCATTGGAATTTGACTGCCAACAATTTCGTTATTTGATAATAATCTTTTGATGTATTCACCAACTGATTCGTTTTCTAAAGGTTTTGATAATTCTTTCATAGTCCGTTATGTCTTTTTAATTTTTTATTTTCGGCCATAAGTTCTTCAACTCTTTTCTCAAGGTCTTGAACTTTTATATTTAATTCGTGAATTTCACTTTTTAAATCTTCAATGATTTTCACATATACATTAACAGCCAACTCTAAATTACGTAGAACTTGATTATCCGTTTCTGCGTCAGTTTTTCTTTTACCAACAAACCAAGCTGCTACGGCTGTTAATGCGTTTGATATTACTAATAATAATTCTGTACTCATTCTTTTATATAGTTTAATAACAATCTTGACACGGAGGATTTTCGTGTTCTAATTCAGAATATGCAGGGTTACCATCAATGTATCTTGTTCTATCACTATAACCCTTACGAGTTGTGTGACGTAAATAGATACCATTCATATACTTCTGTTTTCTGTCAGGAATCATACCATCAATTGTAGATTGCGTTACATAATCAACAAATTTATTTTGACCCTTACCAATCAATAGATAATCCATCAATCTGGTCATATAAAAATCTGCTCTCTGTTTTTGAATGTTACGAAGATATTTGAATGTTTCAATATCCACAGCTGTGGCGTTTTCCATTGTACCTTGAACAACCGCTCTGTTCATTGGACGATACATAATGCCAGGTAAAGCATTGAAATATGCAGTCTGAATTAAAAATGGTTGGATATAACTATCTACCAATGTTTTTTCTTCGGCATTAAAAGTGTTACCGGTTGCACTAACTTGTGATAACAAATGATTATAAAACTTTGTACCCAATATTGTTTGTAAATCAATATCTTGTGCTATTTGAACCTCTGCTTTTAAAACATCCATATCAACGTTTTTATTGATATTGGTAAACGCTTTAAGTTTGGTTTCTGATATTAGTAAAACACCCATCTTAATTATAGTTTAATTCGTCTTCTCCTAACCACGCAACACATTCTTCTTGAGATAGACCATATCCACTCATTAACATTTGCATTGCTTGTTGTCTTGTTATTTTTTCTTTATTATATTCTCTAACTATTCTCATCATATTTTGCCACTCACGACCTTTCAATCCTTTAATATTTTCATTAACAGGAGTTGATTCTGCTTCAACAGGTGTAACTGGTTTATCAACAACAGTTGGATTTTCAAGTACATCACCTGTGATAAACAATGATAATGGTTTAACTTCAAATGTGGTTGGCTTATCAAATTTCAATGAAACCATTTTATTAAAAACTGGTAGAATTTGATTTTGGAATGGTTGAATAACCATCTTACGGAAATACTCACTATGGTCAGTAATCTCATTAGCAGCTCCCAATTTACCAGCGGTAGCGATACCAAACAACTCAGCAGAAGAAACTCTATGGGCTGATAATATACTTCTTGTAATGTCATCGTTTAATGATTGATAATAATTGTCATTATCGTTTCTTGGAATTTGCACAATTTCAGGAGATTGTTCCTTACTTTCGTTGAACGAAATAATAGCAGTACCAGCATTATCTGTTCCACCATATTGTTCTTCTAACGCTCTTGCCAAGATTCTTTGTTCTTCTTCGCCAGGGATTCCATTATTATAGTTAATCCATAAACTTGGAACCATTCCTTTACGAAGATTGTTCATATGGAAGTTCTTTGTTTCAATATCAATTTCAATTGCTCTTTGACCGGCAGACCAGTCAGGAATTGGATAATAACTTAAACCTGGTTGATATGTTTTAAAGAAATAGATTTGTGAACCACCTTTTTCTTGATTAAATGCAGGATATTCTTCAGGAGCATATTTTCTAATATTTCTCCAATCAGGACAATAATAATAATGTTCTACTTCATCGTCTTCATTTCTTTTTCCACTTCTTACTCTTGAAAAGTCTAAATGGTATATTTCAGCAATACTTTTTCTATCTTTTGTCCAAATTGTATTAAGCGCGAAGCCCCCGAACATCATAAAATCCAAAGCACATTTACGCATTACTTCTTCAACATTTTCTTTTGGATTAACAAGATTTATTGTTGCCATTGGGTTATTTAGAGATACTAAACCATCACCCATTATTTGATTTACTTTTGATGTAACGACAGCTTTATGAATTGCACAATTGTCATACAGTTCAATAAAGTATTGTGGTAAAAGATTGTTTTCACCATAGAATACCCAAGGGTATCTTTGCAACACTTCACTAAAAACAGGAACTGATGCTGCTCTAAAATCAATCTTTTTAAATTCTACTTTTTTTATTTCTTCACTCATATTATTAGCTTATATAGATATAATTTTCATTTTCTTCATTTGGTGAGATGTACTCTGTAAAGAATGGTGTTTCTTCTGTTCCTTCTAAAATTACGATTCCTGTATATACTTTTTCATTTGCAATAGGTGACCCACCATTACCATAAATGGTTAATTGATATTCACCTTCATAGTTTAAATCATTCTGATTGAATAATAACATAAAAGTACAATATCTGATATTTTCAAAAAAATCAGGTGAATTAACCGCAATAGAATATGATTTGGTTTCTTTACTCATAATGTGAGTAAATGTTAAAGTATAACCTGAAAATGTTTCTCTTGAGTTATTATTAACATTTAACACCAAGGTATTTGGTTGGCCCTTTTGTAAATATAGCATAGTATATATTTCCTTATATTACTAAATATAAAAAAAAGTCCTATGAAAAGGTAGTAATGAAAAAAAGGGGCGCAAAGCCCCTCTTTTAAGATAGAGATATAGAAATTCGGTCATAGACCTACTTTTTCAAATTATCCAACAATTGAATCACCAGCAAACACAGTTGCTAAAGCTCCTTCAATTACACGAGCCGGTTCACTTTCTTGGCCTGTGAAGATTAACTCAAAGCCATTTCTGTCACCGTATGCAGTACCTGTACCAGCACTACCACCACTCAAATACATTCCGTGAACTTGACCTAACAAATATTGAACATCGTTTTGGTCAATTGCTACGATTTGAATTTTTGGATTTTGTCCCAATAATAACAATTGGTTTCTCTTTTCTTGGTCGTACTTAAACAAGATTGCTGTAAGTACTTGTTCCCAATACACAGTACCATTTTCAAAATTGGCTGTGGTGTTTTGAGCTAAAGAAGAAGTATTTCTTTTTAATTCAAAACCATAAAGTGTAGTACCAGTTGTTGAAGTTGCACCAGTGATAGCACCATCAGCGTCGTAAGTGTAACCAGTTACAGAACCGCCACCACCAACGATGTAGATTTTCTTAATACCACCGACACCAGTAGAACATCCTAATGCTGCACCTGCAGATATATAACAAGACATATTATTTATAATTTATTTTTTTAGTTTATTTTAAAATTTGGTGGGACTTTCACCCACCAGTTTTTTAGAAAATATTATAAGCCGTTAGTAGCGAAATATTTTGTAGTACCGAATGTTGCAATTGTTGCACCATAGTTGTAGTTAGCTCTCAAACGTAACTCATCAAAATCTTTTGAGTACCAGATAACTAATTTTTCGTGGTCAGACAATAAGTCAAAACCAACAACCATATATTCAGCAGGTCCAATTGTAACTTGAGCAGAACCATTCAAACCAATTGTAGGGATTACCTTAACATTTGTGTTTGGATGAATTGCTTCCATCATTCCTGTAATATCAGTTGAACCGATATAGTTTTGGAAGAAGTTAGCTCTTGTTAACGCTTGAACGTATAAACGGAAGTTTGCATAAGACATAAACACTCTTAAGTCTTCACGGCTCATTGCGTTGTCGTCTAATACGTTGATTAACTTGTCAACCTCTGTGATAGGGTTACCAGCAGTACCGTAAGTAGCTGATGAACTGAAAGTAGTTCCTGAAGAAGAAGCTACAGCAGATGCATAAGTGTTACCTGTAGATTGAGAGATTAACAATGCGAAACCATTGAAACATCCACCACCTGCAGTTGTGTTTTGCCATAATTGTTGTTCAATTCTTTGTTGAATTTGTTTTACTTTCAAATCAGCAATTTGTTGTTCAAATGGAACTGACTCTTGAGTTTGACCTGGAGCCATTAACATTGATTGGTATGTATCATACAAATCTTTGTAACATAATGCTTCATTGTATTTCTCAGCACAAGTTGTGATATTGTGTTGTGAGAAAGTTGTTGTACCTGATGGTGACCATCCACAAGTACCGTCTTGGAAATAAGCTGTTGAGTTAAGTAAGTTCAACGCTTGTGTTCCTTTGATACCCAAACGTACATTTACGTACTTTGGAGTAGTTGCACCGATAAGTGCTTTTGATAATAATTCACCACCAACTTGGTCTACGTAACCACCGATTGACGCTACGTCATAAGCGAATTGTTCTCTTGATAAAATTTTCATAATCTTATTTTTATTTTTTTTAATTATTTGATTTTCTTAATGACATAATCTTAGCGATTCTATCATCAACATCGTCTTCTTTGTTTATTTTATTAAAATCTGTTTTACCGTCAGCTACTTTTTTTGCTGATGGTTCTTTTTTGAATGAGTTATACTCTTCTTCTAATTTTGAGAAGTTAGCTTCTAATGCGTTCATCTTTTCTGACATTTTTTTGATAAAGTCTTTTAACATACTTATCATTTCAGATTCAGCATTCATTACAGGAACTTCTGCTTGTGGTGCCTCTGGAGCTTCAGGAGCTTCAACATCACCAGCAACTTCTTCAACAGACACAATAATACCGTCTTTAGTTTCTACTTTTGTACCGTCTTCTAATTCGTGTACACCATCTGGAGCAGGAATTTCAGCATCAGGAGTAACTACTACTACCTTTGCACCTTCTACCAAAGTATCACCTTCAACTTTGATTTGTGTTCCGTCAACAAGTTTTGCATCAACAAAAATCTCTGATACAGTTTCAATTTTACCGTCTTTAACTTCAATGTTGAAGTTTTCAACTAATCTGTATGAACCATCTTCTAAAGCAACTTGCTCAAATTCTTCGTTAATTTTAACAATTGATTCACCAGCTTCTAATTTAGCAGCTTGTAAAATTGTATTATCTTCTAATTTGAATGATTGTAATTCAGCGGATTCATCAGCCATAAAACCGAACTTTACCATAAGACTTTTAATTTCTTGGATTGCAGTTTTTGAATTTGACATAATTTATCTATTTTTTATTTCTATTATTAAATATAACTTTTTATATATATTCTCATTTATTCTTTAATATCTTTCAATATTTTAGCAACTTCCTTCAAAAACGCCTCTTCACGACAGAAGGCTGCAACCTCTTCAAAGAAGCCAGACACACTAAATCCGTTCAATTCGTGGTTCTTTACCTTTTGCCAAATATTATCATTTTTAATTTTCATTGATACAAACCAAGTTCCAACAGGTAAGTCACCATATCCATATTTTACTGACTTGTCATTCTCATCTTCTTTAATCCAAGACTCAACTACATAAACATCAGATACAGCTTTTCCATCGTGCATTTGGTCATTATTGTCAATATACTTGTTTCTCATATATTTCTCAGCAATCATACGGATTGTATCAGTTGAGAAATAAACATAATATGGATTACCCAATTTATCTTTACGGAATATCTTAAGGTCAGGAATCATCGCAGGACCTAATACAATTCTCTTTTCTTCATTATCAATTGCAAAGTATTGTTTTGACATACTCTG